AGCAGGGACGCGGAGAAGCTGGTCACAGTCTCCATATAGGCGTTGGCGGAAAGGCCTGCCGTTTTGTAGGCGTTCTCCGCGTTTTTGATTACCGTGTCAGCAGAGCTGCCAAACAGCGTTTCCACGCCGCCAACCAGCTGCTCATACTCGCCGTAGCCCTCAATAGCGCCGCTGATGAGAGACTTGATCCCGCTGGCTACCGCCTTGATGCCGGACACGATAGCGCTGCCCAGCAAATTTGCTTTCAGCACATCGCCAAAAACGCTGGTTTTCTGTCCGGCGCCGTCCATGGCATCGCCCACGTTTTCTACGCCGGTCTCCAGCTCGTTGAGCTGCTTTTTCGTGCGGTTTACATCGGTGGTGGCGTTGTTCAAAGCCTGCTGCCACCGCTGCACCTCGCTGCTGTTTTCAGAGTAGTTGGCCTTGGCGTAGTCCAGTGCCTTCTGCATCTCGCCCAAGCGCTGCTGCTGGACTTCCAACTGCCGGTTCAGCACGTCGGACTGCGCCGCCAGCTTTTTCTGACTGTCATTGTCAACGTCAAAAGCGGAGGTCACCGCCTTCATCTCCGTACCAAGAGTTTTAAGCTGCTGTCCCATGGTTCGGAGGGATTCTCTAAATTCCTTTTCGCCGTCAATGCCGATTTTCGGGCCAATATCGACCGCCATCGTCTCACCTCACATTTGGGATAATTTCGTCATCTGTCAAAGTGTGCTTGGGGGCAAAACCCTCCCGCTTGATCTGCTCAATGGCGATATAGTCCAGCAGCTCTCCGAACGGCACATCCAGCGCCTCGGTGTAGGACAGGCCGACGGCCATTCCATACCACAAAAACCACTCCGGCGCTAAGGGGCCGCCGGAGTGGTTTCCGCGTTTTTTCCGGGGTCCGCCTCCACGTGGGTCTCTCTGCCGGAGACTACAGCCTCCGTGATTTTTGTCCGGAGCTGGCCAAAATCGTTCAGATCCATCACGTCCAGCAGTTCATCCGCTGTTAGCGGAGGCGCGGTTTCCAGCCCGTTAATTTTGGCATACCGGGCGCCGCCGTCCATCATGGTCGACAGCAGCCACACCGCCTCATCCAGTGCCTTGAGCGGGTCACCGGCGGAGAGCGCAGTATCAATGTGCTCCACGCCGCCGTAGCGTTCCGTCACTGCCCGGACCACCCGTGCGGAAAAGCACAGCAGGTGTGCCTTTCCGCCGATCTCAATACTGGCCGTTCTCATGCGGCGATCCCCAGCCGCGCCTTGATATAAGCCTCAGCCTGGGCCTCTGTGGTAAAGGTGGCTTCCTTTTTCCAGACGTGAGTGGCGGAATCATCCCGCATGATAGTGCCGGTCAGCTCCGGCGTTTGCCACTCGATGGACTCGCCCTGCGTGGTAGCCGCGTCCTCCGGCACGGAAAACATGACCTTCGGCAGCACCACGCCCCGCCACTTATACGCGCCGTTGACCTTCTTTTTGATGATGAACCCAACGCCCAGATACGGGGTCACCTGCGCATCATCATAGACCAGCTCCTTTACGGAGGTATCCGTCACGCCATCAATCCCGGTGAT